TTAGCTCCATCAAAGCGGCCTCATCGAACTTGAGCAGCCGCATAACTCGGTTCACCGTCTCTCTACGGACGGCCATGATTAGGGTTCGGTCGTGGTCGTTGGGCACGTAGCCGACATCGAAGTATCGGGCCGGTCCCATCAGAGACTTCAGGACAATGCGTCCGTCAGAGTGCAACTTGCCCTTGTCGTCGAGAAGGACCCGACGCCACGCATTGCTTTCACGTCTCTTCGCACTGATGAAGTCCAGCACATTCTGGGCCACGCCCATCATTCACCTCTAGCGATAGCCCCCGCTTCCGCCACGTCTTTGACTGCCCCTGCCAAGCCCGGTGCAGATGCTGCCATCTGCTGGGCCTGCTGCTGCTGCGCCCTCGCCTTCCGGCGCTCCTGCACAACATCAAGGTTCGTGAGAATCTTCTCGGGAACGCCCATCGTCCGCGCCCTGTGTCGGGCCAGTTCATCGGTGTCCACGTTGTCAATGATGTCCGGCGCAAGTTGGACAAGCGGGGCCAAGCCCTGAAGCCAAACGTCCACAGCCTGGACTTCCTCGATCTTCTGGAGCCGGTTCAGCGGGGAGTCATACTCAACCCGGTATTCACCCTGCGCTTCCATGAGAACGTCAGGCATTGGAGGCAGCATGTTCTGACGGGCGAGAATATCAATCTCCCGCTCGATCAGTTTCCCGAGGAACTCGCTTTGAGCCCTGCCAACAGTCGGGGCGATCAACTGCCCCTTCTCCTGCATACGGGCGCGAACTTCCGTCGCGGTCATCTGCGGCGCGTCAACGAGGATTTGGAAGAGGTTGATCAGGGCCGCGTCATTGATGACTGACTGCATGGCCTGAAGCATCTCAAGCCCGATGTCGATACGCGCCCCGGTCTGGAGCGGCTGGATCATCGGTCTGCCTTCAGCGGAGACACCGTAGTAGTTCAATCCGCCCGGCGTAAGGTTGGGCGTCATGCCCTTCCCACCTGAACCGACCGCAAGCCCGCCTTCATCGTGGAGCAGGAGCGGAGGGTTCACCACCTTCTCAGCCCCTTGAATTATTGCCTTGCGGGCCTGGTTCAGCATCTTGATCTCTGGCAAGACCTGACACGCCCAGCCCCTGCCGTACCATTCACCCGGCATGATCTGGTAGCGATAGACAGGCATCGGCCACGAGAGATAGCCGCCCTCCCTGAGTATCTCTTTCGGGTCCACGCTGATTTCGTAGGACAGATAGGCCATGGACTGAGGCCCGGACACGCCCTTGCGGTCCTCGTTCGGCTTGATGCAATGCAGGAACTCGAACTTGCGAAGCGGTTCCTTATCCGCGCAGTCCCTGATTTTCTCGGGCGTCTTGTCGCCGTATCGCTGCACAGCAGCACGCGCCGTCAGCTTGAACTTGCGGTGTACGCTATCGACTGAGCCCCATTGGTCTACGCTGAAGTACAGTTCAGCCAATGGGACGGAACGATACCGAAGCCCGCCGCCAATACGGTCTTCCACGAACAGGGCTGCGTTTCCGAACACACCGCCCGACAGGTACACGTCATGGCACTGGCCCGCGAAGTCTGCCCCCGGGCTGTAACGCTCACGGAACAGAACCTCCTCGACCTTGTCGAAGTACTGCCTGACTTCGTCGTCGTCGTTCAGTCCCGCAATGCTCGCTGTGATGCGGTGCCACTTGGACCCGCGTGGGGTCATGAGGCTGTCAATGGCTGAAGCGTGGCGTTCCGCTGCGATCTGGGCCGTACTGTCCCACTGACGCTGCGTGTTCTTCTGCCCCTGCTGACGCTCGTTCGTGTTGAACCAGCCGTGGTCGGGAAGCACCCGTTCAGACACTTCCTGCCAGAGCGTGTTGAAGTTCGACCGCTCGGCTTCTAGCTGCTGCTGGTGCTTGAGGATTTCTTCCAGGGTCATGGTTATGACCGGCGCAGCAGTTCAACGATGTAGTTGGATAAGGTAGCCGTTTCGCCTGCGGTCGCTTTCTGGACGGACAGTACGATGCTGGTCGTTGCGGTCGTGTCAACCGCTGGAGATGTGGAAGCGTCCACCGCGTTTCCGGCTGCGGCCCACGTGGTGCCTGCCGTGGTCTGGACTGTCGGGGACGTGTTGAACACAAAGCCCTCAACGCGAAGGCGGGGCTGCGTCGTGGCTCCGAAAGAGGAAATCACAGTGCCAGCGTTTCCGCTGTATCGTATGCGGGCTGTCTTTAAGTTGGCCGAGTTTGTAACAACCCAGTGCGTGACAATGCGAAGGACGCCGTTGGCCCCCATCCAGCCTGCGGGAACCGGGATAGTCGCGAGAAAGTTCTCTGCCGTATCAGCGGCGGCAGACACAGCCGCACCGCTGTGCCCCAGAATAATCGGGCTTTGGGACCTGACGACAACCCCGCTCATGCGCTCACCGATACGAGGCTGGAGTACACGCCGGTAGGCGAGCCGGTAATGAGCACGCGCACCTGGCTGCCGTCTGCAATCATGACCTCAATGAAGCCATTCGCGGTCAGGCTTGCCCCTGCAATATCAACCGCCGTTCCGTTCGGGCCCTTAGCCTGTAGCTGGGCGGTTGCGCTCGACCACGTGGCTTCAGCAGCCCAGATATACCGACCACCCACCACGTCAAAGTATGACCCGGTTGCGGAGGCGTTCGAGAGCAGATCAATGCGCTGGCCCATGTTAAGCCGTTCCTGTCAGAGAGGGTGACCCAAGGGTCGGATTGGATGAAACGCCGCCCGCGCCGGTCAGGAGCGTTGCCGCTCGTCCTCTGCGCTTCAGCATGGCGGAACGTGCGTCTGCCTCGGCCCGCGCTGTGTCGCGTGTCGGGGCGGATGGCATGTCGAATGATGGGGGCTTGGACAGGAGTTGAGCCCCTGCGCCTGCAATGCCGGATAGCGTGCCCGCTGTTGTCAGGGCTTGCCCGGCTGTGATGCCCGCTGCGCCCGGAACTGCAACGCCCGCTGCTTCCGCCGCAGAGGCAATCAATGCCGCCTCGCCCGCGCTGGCTGCGCTGCCGATCCCGACCGCAGAACCTACACTAGACGCCGCCGACCCAATGGCCGTGCCTACACCAGCAGCGGCTTCGCCGATGCCTGCAAGCGATGAAAGAATAATGGGCTCAATTCCGCTCATGGCTAGAGCGTCTAGGGTGATTGTGACTCGCGCTCTATTCCATTACGGCGGTCTGCTGCCGTGGCCCGCTGTCGAGGTAACGCGGCACGCCCCTGACCCACTCGACCTCTGCCGGGCGAATTGAGAAAGCCCCATAGCGGAAGCTGTCAGCAGCGTGGCTGGACCAGTCATGAAGCGGACGGCCCTTGAACGCCTTCAGCCGGTCGTCCCAGTCCTGCCTGTATTGCCTGAGTGCCTCAATGCCTCGGGCGCATTTCGTCCGGTCGAACCAGCAGCGGGGGATGATGGAACGGACGGAGTTAATCCCGTCCTCGACGCTGTGCTTTCGGACTACCGTTCCTCGTATCCCCAAGCCAGCCAGGAATGCGAAGCGTGATTTGCCCGTGCTCAGTTCATGCACCTGAACGTCATGCGGTAGCATATGCTGCCCGTACACGTAGTCCTTGTCCTTGAGGACCTTCGCATAGTGGTCAAGCCCAACGCCTGAGTTCTCGTAGTAGTCAATCAGCCTGATTTCCCGGCCCAATACCTGCGCGAACCAGATGGCTGTCGAGTCATCAATGCCCAAGTCCCACCACGTCTGGACGGGGATCTGTGGTTCCCACTGGACGTTGCCAATCCGCCCTTCGTTCTCCGCCTTCTCAATCAGCTTCCCGTAGTAGGAGCCGACTACAGCCGCATCGAACGAGCATTCGAACTCCTGATTGTATTGGTCTTCGCTCATGACCGACCGCGAATCAGCAAGCTCGACAGGGTCCACGATGCCGGTCTGGCTGGCCTTCAGGATCAGGGAGTACCACTCGTCCGGTCGGTCCTGCGCCTGGTTCCAGATTTCAGCGAAATGGTTTCTTCCCTTTGGCGTTCCGATAAAGACCGCCCAACCCTTACGGTCAGCCAATGCGGGGCGGATTACTTCTGACCATGCGCGAGGGTCCATGTCGCCAAATTCGTCCATCACCACGCCGTCCAGATAGATACCCCGGAGCCGTTCGTAATTGTCTGCCCCATACAGCCTGACCCTGCCCCCATTCGGCAGGTCGATCCTGAGTTCCTGTTCGTGAGCAATTGCCCCAGGAATGACCCCGGCAAATCTCTTTAAGTACGCCCATGCGATGTCCTTGGCCTGTGCGAAGTATGGGGCGATGTACGCGAAGCGTGGTTCTGGAAGTTCACA